ACTGATAATATACTGACTTGACAAAACATATAAATACACTATAATAAAGAAAAAGAGATTCATATGAGTTGGAAGAAACATTTTACAGCATACGGCGGGCAAGCTACTGATAGTATGAAGCCTAGTAGTTCTAGCCGCTTTCAGAGCTGGTTACCTGAAGTTTACAGTGGGCAACCTAATAGAGTTGAGCGTTATGCACAGTATGATCAAATGGACATGGACAGCGAGATTAATGCTGCCCTTGACATTATTAGCGAATTCAGTACACAAGTAGATGAAGTAACAGGTGTTCCTTTCAGAATTGAATACAAGGAAACTGCTACGGAAAGCGAAGCAAAGATACTAGAGTCAACACTTAATCAATGGTGTAACCTGCAAGACTGGGACAAACGTATCTTTCGTATGTTTAGAAACAGCATCAAGTACGGAGATCAGTTCTTTATTAGAGATCCAGAAACATGGGAATTATATTATGTAAATCCTGTTGATGTAACCAAAGCAGTTGTAAACGAAGCTAAAGGCAAAAAGCCTGAGCAGTACATTGTTAAAAACATTGATCTCAACATGCAAGAAAAAACTGTAAGCCAACCAGTGCAACACAGTCAAACATACAGTAGTGTAAACAGTATGATGCGTGGACAAGCAGTGGACAAAAGTGCTTATGGACAACAAGCAGGACAGTATGACCCAGGCACAGGCAACATTCAAGAGTACACAGTAGATGCAAGCCATGTTGTACACTTGGGTATGACAGAAGGCATGGATATGAACTGGCCGTTTGGTAGCAGTATCTTAGATCCAATTTTCAAAACATACAAGCAAAAAGAATTACTTGAAGACAGTATTATCATTTATAGAGTACAACGTGCTCCGGAACGCAGAGTGTTTTATGTTGATGTAGGTAATATGCCTCCCAACAAAGCTATGGGGTTTGTTGAGCGTGTTAAAAACGAAATTCATCAAAAGCGTATTCCAAACAAAACTGGCGGCGGCACAACTATTATGGATGCCGCATACAATCCACTTAGTATTATGGAAGACTACTTCTTTGCACAAACTGCTGAAGGCAGAGGTAGTAAAGTTGAAGTGTTACCAGGCGGAGATAACTTAGGTCAAATTGATGACTTGCGTTATTTCACAAACAAAATGCTAAGAGCATTGCGTGTGCCCAGTAGTTACTTGCCAACAGGTCCAGATGATGGAACAGCAACATACGTAGATGGTAGAGTAGGTACAGCATTTATTCAAGAATACAGATTTAATCAATACTGTATGAGACTACAAAATGCACTAGCACCTACCATGGACAAAGAATTCAAACTGTTTATGAAAAACAAAGGTTTGAGTATTGACGCAAGTTTGTTTGATTTAAAATTTGTAGAGCCTCAGAGCTTTAGTCAATACAAAGAGATTGAAATCCACAGCGCAAGAGCAAATGTATTTGGTAGCTTAGAAGGCGTAAACTACATGAGCAGACGTTTCTTAATGGAGAAATATTTAGGCTTAACTGAAGATGAGATTCTAAAGAATGAGCGTATGTGGTCAGAAGAAAACGAAAGTGGTGTAACTCCAGAAGGAGATTCAATGCCAGGATTAGGCAACGTAGGAGTACGTGGCTTTGATGTTCCGGATGGCAGTGACATTGATATGAATGTAGATGCACCCACTGACGATACAGAATCAGGCGCTAGCCCGATAAGTGGTGCAGAAGCTGCACCAACAGGAGACCAAAATGCGTGACGCAGAATTTTTAAAAGAGTATTATGACGCTGAAGAAAACAACTATGCAAATAGAAAAATAGACGATGTGCGCAAGCAACGACTAACACTAAAGCACCTTAATCGACTAAGAAAACAGCGTGAAGTGCATAATGTTGAGCATGCAAATAGAACAAAACGTGTAAAGAAAATTTACGCAAGACCTGCTGCAACTTAATAATTTTCAGTTAAATTTTACTTATCTTATGAGCAAAATCATAAAATACCCATTTTTTGGGCCTTTTATCAAGCGAAACGTCTTGGTATTGTAAATATAGATGTAAACCATCTTGGTAAGCCTGTAATTTTTTAAGGAGAAATGATATGAGCGAACACAAGGAATCTTTAGTTAAGGTCCTTGAATACATCGTCAACGATGAGCAGGACAAAGCTGCTGATCTCCTACACAGCGTATTTGTTGAGAAAGCCAAAAACCATTGGGCAAGTATCACCGAAAGCGATGAAGTAGTAGAAGACGAGATTCAAGAAGAAGATCTTGATGAGACTATCGATCTTGATGAAGCTGACGATGATTCAGAGGACGACGAAGTAGAAGAGGCAATTAATGCTTCTGATGCTGAAGAAGATTTCCTTGATGATATCGAAACAGCCGAAGAAGAGATCGCAGACGAAGAAATCATGGACGATGAGGACATGGATGACGAAGAAATGGCAGAACCAGAAATGGATCTAGCTATGGATATGGATGCAGACGGTGACGAACCAGAAGGTGAAGAATCAGATGCAGAAGAAGCAATGGACAACGTAGAAGACGCAATTGCAGAACTACGTGCAGCATTTGCAGACATGATGGGCGACGATCCAGCAGAAGATGAGCCAGCAGAAGAAGCAATTGCTTTTGAAGCAGACGAAGTTGAAGCAATGGAAGAAGGCGCTACAATGTCAGCAGTTAGTGTATCACACAGTGATAACAGTGACAAAGGCAGTCCAGTAGCCAAAGGCGCTGGTAATGCACATGCTAAACCACACCCAACAGATACATCAGAAGGCGCTAAAGCTAGTGCTCCTGCTGTAAAAGACATGGGCGTAGATGGTCCTCAAGAAGCTGGATCGCCAAGTGCAGCACCTGCACCAAAGCGTGAAGACACAAAGTCAGACAGTCCAATCAGAGGAATGAAGTAATATGTTTACCTCGCTAAAAGAACACTTAACATTTAATCAGGCAAACATTGTCACCGAAGCTATTGAAGAATCGAACGGTGGCAAAAGCCTGTACATGAAAGGTATCTTTATTGAAGGCGATGTACGCAATCAAAACAATCGTATCTACACCAAAGAAGAAATTTATAGTGCTGTAAAAAGTATCAATGAAAAAATTAAAGGTGGGTACAGTGTATTAGGTGAAGCTGATCACCCAGATGACCTCAATATCAATTTAGATCGTGTAAGTCACATGATCACTGAAATGGATACTGATGGTGCGAACGGTATCGGCAAACTTAAAATTCTACCAACTCCAATGGGAAACATTTGTAAAACCCTATTAGAGAGTGGTGTTAAACTAGGCGTGTCAAGCCGAGGCAGCGGCAATGTTAACGAAAACGGAATAGTTAAAGATTTTGAAATTATTACCGTAGATATCGTAGCAAATCCAAGTGCTCCTGATGCTTATCCCGATCCAATCTATGAAAGAATTATGAATCATAGCAGGGGTAATGTACTATTGGATGTCGCTAGTGCAACTAGACACGACAAAGGCGCACAACGTTATCTCCAGGAAGAGGTGACAAATTTTATAAAAAACCTGAAGTATAGGAGAGATTAATATGGCTCATGCAATGGATGAACTATTAAACTCAAATACGCTCTCCGAAGAGGTCAGATCTTCATTATCTGAGGCTTGGGATACCCAACTAACAGAAGCTCGTGAGACAATCACAGCTGAACTTAGAGAAGAATTTGCACAACGTTATGAAAATGACAAAGCGCAGATTGTTGAAGCCGCAGATACAATGATTGGTGATGTTATTGCAAAAGAACTTGAAGAGTTCCAAGCAGACAAAGCCAAAGTTGCAGAAGATCGTGTATCCTATCGCAAGCACATGAAAGAGCATGCAAAATTGCTTGATTCATTTGTGATGGATACACTTCGCAAAGAAATTAATGAACTTCGCGAAGACCGAGTTGTTCAAGAAGCAAACATGTCAAAGCTGGAAGGCTTTGTTATGGAACAACTCACTAAGGAGCTCAATGAGTTTCATGAGGACAAACGCTCACTAGTTGAAGCAAAAGTCAAAATGATTAAAGAAGGCAAAGAAGTTATTAATCAAACTAAAGCAGACTTCATTAAAACAGCCGCAACAAAAGTTAACGGAATTCTTGAGAACACACTCAAGAGTGAACTTAACACACTGCGTGAAGATATCAAAACAGCTAAAGAAAATACCTTTGGTCGTAAGATTTTCGAAACGTTTGCAGCTGAGTTTATGGGTAGCTACTTAAACGAAGGAACAGAAGTTTCTAAGTTATCAAAAGTAGTTGAAAGTCTACAAAGTGAGATTAAAAATAAAAACAAAGCCATTGCTGAGAAAGAAGTATTAGTACAAGAGAGTGCAAAACGTGCTCGTATTGCCGCTGATACAGCAGAAAGAAAGCAAATTATGCAAGAAATGATGCAACCTCTCAGCAAAGACCATAAAGAAATTATGGGTGCATTGCTCGAAAGTGTAAAAACTGACAAGCTACAAAATGCATTTAACAAGTATCTACCATCAGTATTGAAGGAAGATGCTAAAAAACCCCAAAAGAAGGTACTTAGTGAATCTTCAAAAGAGATCACTGGAAATAAAGCACTACACAAGTCAACAGAAGTTGAATCAGGTGCAGACATTGTTTACCTTCGTAAACTAGCCGGTATTAGTTAAGGAGACCGAAAATGGCAGACAACCTAATGGAAAATTGGAGCGAAACTAAAATAGCTCTAACAGACGGTCTAACTGGGACTAAGAAAAAAGTGATGGAAACAACACTTGAAAACACCAAGAACTATCTCGCAGAGGCAGCTTCTTCTGGTGCAACTCAAGCAGGAAACGTAGCAACACTTAATAAAGTAATTCTTCCAGTGATTAGACGTGTTATGCCAACTGTTATCGCCAACGAAATCGTTGGTGTTCAGCCTATGACAGGCCCAGTTGGACAAATCCACACACTACGTGTACGTTATGCAGAAGCATTTAACTCAACAAGTGGTGTAGATACAGCAGCAGGCGATGAGGCACTAAGCCCATTCAAAATCGCAGCTGGATATTCAGGTGCAGCAGACGATAGAGCGGCAGCAACAAGCGCATTAGAAGGTGAAGCTGGTAAAAAACTAAGCATTCAAGTTCTAAAGCAAACTGTTGAAGCTAAATCACGTAAGCTATCAGCACGTTGGACATTTGAAGCAGCACAAGACGCACAAAGCATGCATGGTCTTGACGTTGAAGCAGAAATTATGCAAGCACTTGCACAAGAAATTACTGCTGAAATTGATCAAGAAATCATTGCAAGCCTAACAAGTCTTGCTGGTGCAGCAACAGACACATACGCACAAGGTAGCGTAAGTGGTACAGCAACATTTGTTGGTGACGAGCATGCAGCTCTTGCAGTTCTAATCAACAAAAATGCGAACACAATCGCAGCCCGCACACGTCGTGGTGCAGGTAACTGGGCAGTTGTTAGCCCAACAGTACTAACAGTACTACAGAGTGCTACAACTTCAGCATTCGCACGTAGCACAGAAGGTACTTTTGAAGCACCAACAAACACAAAGTTTGTAGGTACTCTAAACGGCACAATGCGTGTTTATGTAAACCAGTATGCAGCTAACGACGATGTTCTAGTTGGTTACAAAGGTTCAACAGAAACAGACGCAGCGGCGTTCTACTGCCCATACATCCCACTGATGTCAAGCGGTACAGTACTTGACCCAAGTACATTTGAGCCAGTAGTTAGCTTCATGACACGTTATGGTTATGTAGAACTAAGCAACCAAGCAAGCTCGCTTGGTAATGCTGCTGACTACCTAGCAAAAATTGCTGTAACAACAGGTCAACTTGCATTTACATAATATGTAATTGTTTTACTAAACAAGAAAACAGGGGCTACGGCCCCTGTTTTTATGACTAGTGTTTATAAATATGTATATCAAGAGCTTAATTTAAATAGGAAAAAACATGAGTGAAACAAAATTTAATAACAATCTAGATGTTTCCGGAAACATCAACATGTCTGGTAATTTAGTTGCCACTCAAACTTGGGCTAATTCCCAATTTAGTGGAGCTAGTATCGGAAGTATAGACACACTATCAGATGTCGATACAACTACAAATGCTCCTTCAACTGGACAAGTGTTAAAATGGGATGGCAGTAATTGGATACCTCAAAATGATGCTGCAGGAAGTGGTGGCATTTCGTTAACTGACTTGAGTGTTGGTAGTGAAGGATCAGCAAGTGGTGATGGCGCTATTTCTTATAATAACAGTTTAGGAGTTTTTACATACACACCTCCGGATATAAACAGCTCCGTTGATACACATTTAAATCAGTCAAATCCAACTAGTGGTTATGTACTAAGTTGGAACGGAAGTGATTATGCATGGGTAGCACAGACAGGTGGCGGCGGCACACCAGGAGGCAGTACAACTCAAGTACAATTTAATAATGCAGGTGCATTTGGAGGCGACAGTGATTTTACCTATAACAGTAATACTAATACACTAACTGTTCCCAATATTACAGCAACAAATTTAAATGTAACAGGATCAGGCAGTACAACTATCAGTGCTGGAGCAAATATAGAACTAGACGCAACAAATCGTGTACTAGTTACAGATACTGTTTTTAGATTAGCAAGCATGACAACAACACAGCGTAATGCAGTTACTAGTCCAGCTAATGGAGACATGATCTACAATAGTACAACCAATCAAATTGAAAGTTATGAAAACAGTGCTTGGGTAGCAACCGCAGGTAGTAGCAGTAGTGGTATTGCAAGTGTAGTAGCAGATACAACTCCACAACTTGGCGGCGACTTAGATGTAAATGGTAAAACAATTTCACATACATTTACAATAGGAGCAAACGGATCATCTGATTATACGTTTAGCGATGCAGGAAATGTTTGGTTCCCAACTACTGAAAATGACCCAGTATTATATCTTCGCAGAGGTGAAACATATGTTTTTAATGTAGATGCATTAAGTGGATCACATCCGTTTGAAATTAGAGTAAGTAATGGTGGTAGTGCATACAGTACTGGCGTAACAAACAATGGAGCAACAAGTGGAAACGTTACATTTAAAGTTCCAATGTCAGCACCAGCAACGTTATATTACCAATGTACTGTTCACGCAAGTATGGGTAATACGATTAATATTGTTTAAGGATTTACAATGAGTGAAAAAGAATATATTGTTACACTGACGGTAGATGCAGATCCTAGTAGTTTTCAAGCAGAAATGACACAAAATTCTGGAGATTCGTCTATACCTTCTCGCAGTGTTGATATTGCAAATCCAAGACCGGGATCAGTGCGTAACACACACTATAGTTTAACAGCAGAAGAAGCTGAAGCATTAAAAAATGACAATAGAGTATTAGATGTAGAAGTTCCGCCAGATGATATACCAGATTCTGGAATGGAACTTTATGCAGTTCA